GGGAATTTTTAGGAGGCTGTATTTTAAGACTTAATTATGTCTGTAGTTATTTCTGGGTTGGTTAATGCGGCGAAGCCCTTCCTAGGAACGTAGCCTACGAGAAATCGTTTGCTATACTTTCATGGGTGGCTCCATTAAGCAATTGCGAAGCGACTCTTACGCTCGTTAGAAGTTGATCGACCTCGAGTAGATGCCTCCAGTGCGGCATGAGAAGGAGCTGGGATCGGAGCAGAGTGAGCACCCAGGATCGCGATAGAAGAGGCAAGCGCAGTCGCTTTGCGGGTGTTATCAGCGACATCAGATGATACACGTGATCTGAACATATTTACATAAACACCCTTACCTAACCGCCAATGGACGGTGTAGGACCGGGATAGAGAGAGAAGAGGGATCGTAAACTCAAGGGTCCGAGGAATGGCCTGACCTGTAGGGCCAGTACCTGGCTTAGCCAGGATACGGTCAAGAGCAGAAAGGGCCCCGTTGAAGACAGAGTAACGCACCTGCTCAGATGACTCGATAGAATCATCCTGGTTAGTCCAAATAGAGTTACGCAGCGAGTCTAGGAGACCCATTCTAGCTACGTAAGTGAGGGAAGCAGTCCCCGCTCGTAACTGGGCTAGCAGGCGGCCGACCCGCTTCGCTTCGTCAATTGCGGCCTGTACAAGAGGATGTCGACGGTCCATAGTGCCGAAGATCTCGGCGCGGGTCATAAGAGGTACATTGAAAAGAGGGCCTAAGCCTGAGGCGTCGAGAATGCCGTCATCGGTAAGGTCAGAAGGGATGATGATCTCGTTGATAAGATCAGTCTGACGTAGCAGAGCGTCAACTCGTTTAAGTTGCTCTGTGATCAGGACAAAGGTATAGGCATCGATGACATCTTCTTCGGTCAGAGTGACAACATCCGACCATTTCTCCAACCTGTGCTCAGGGACAAGAGGTGGTGTCTGGTGCTTAAGTCCAGTAACAGCAGTAGGCGCGGCATTCAGCTTGATAAGTGTCGCTAATGACTCCTTATCAATGACACCGGCGAAGAAGAAGATAAGAGAAGTGGTAGCTGGAAAGGCCCCTCTGGTAGTAAGAAAATCCTGGATGTTCGCCGCGAGCTTTCCAAATTTGGGAGCCTTAGCGAACAACTTGACAGGAATAGATGAGAATTCAACCCCTTCGATGAATAGCCATTTGGCCATCTCCCCAGCTGACATAAGATCGTCACTATGGATCACGGACTTGGCTGGGTTGATCGTTACACCAAGAGAATTGATCAGTTTCTCGTAATGCAAAGCAACGTCCTTATTCGCGATTGTGACGTCATCACCAATAATGGTATACTCGGCAAAGATGTCCCCGTACCCCGCTCGGATGGCTGATATTTTAACCAGTATATGATGAGTCAGAGTGAAAAGAGAGAAAGAAGATAAGGCTCCCATCGGTTGCCCGACGCTGTATCGAACAGAGGCAAAGCGATCAGTATGGTAATCACGCTCAACGAGCGTCTTCCGCCAAGCAGCGGCTAAATCAGGGTTAGCAGTTAATGCCGCCAACACCCACTCCTGCACAACAGATGGTAATCTATCGGTAGCTGCACTGAGGTCATAAGAGTATACATTGATGCCAGACTGGGTTGTCCAATCCTTAACCATCTGAGCTGCCTTATCTTGGTTATACACACCATCAGAGGTGATTGACTTTAGAACGTCTGCTAGTGCATCGTGTAATGGGCGCATGACTGATTGTGTCCAGTAATCCAAAATTGCGACGTGTCTAGCCTTACCGCCCCACTCCTGGATAGTATGAATCTTCCCCGTTGAGGGATCATAACCGCCACGGTGTGCTCCTGCTGTAACATCGGTCTTCGAGAAGACTAGTTGGGTCCCTAAAACTTTTCGCAGCCCCATTTCATCGCAGAAAGTCGCGAAAGACTCCTGGAGGTTCGGATCTGCGGCTATCGCTCTTGCGTCAGTAAGAGCGGTCTGTGTAGCCGGGCCGTTTGGGCCCCCCTTATTCGAAATGACATATCTGAAGTTTCTAACTTTCTCCTTCAGTAAGGCATTGAAATCTACCGGTAAGAGATCCCAGTTCTTAACAGCTGCTTTAACCTCTCCTTCAAGCACCTTAGCGTCGTAAGTCGCTGTAGAAGGCGCGATGATGGTGGTAAAGTCTGCCTCGATAGTAAGT